CTCTGCTCTTCTAAGCCCATGGCTGAGTCATCCTTCCGCGTGCAAAGCCGCTATGTCCTCCTCACTTACTCTCAATGCGGAGAGCTGGACCCATGGGCTGTTCACGACTCTATTACTTCATACCCAGCTGAGTGTCTCATTGGTCGAGAGAACCACGCTGATGGGGGCATTCATCTCCACGCTTTCGTGGATTTCGGTCGACGCATCAATCTCCGGGACTCGCGACGCTTTGATGTTGAAGGCTACCACCCGAACATTCAACCATGTGGTAGAACACCACAAAAGATGCTCGACTATGCGATCAAGGACGGAGACGTTGTCGCAGGAGGGCTTAGTCCCACCGTCGGAACTGAGGTTCAGGGAGCTGACAACGTCTGGGCTCGAATTGCAGATGCAGCAAGTGTGGAGGAGTTTTGGGAGCTTGCTCGAGAGCTGGCACCACGAGCGCTTCTGTGCAACCACCAGTCGCTCCGTGCCTACGCCGAGTGGCACTATCGACCCGCTACGGTTGCATACGAACACCCCCCTGGACTTCACCTTTGCACTGGGGGAGTTCCAGAGCTCGATGCGTGGGTACGTGACAACCTGTCTGGAACTGGTACGTAGCGCCCGTCGCCTGATGCCGCGAGGCCATAAATGGCCTTTCGGGGGGGCCCCCCCCGGGGGTCCCACCCCCTCCCTCAGCGGCCGGCTCGAGGGCTTTTCTTAGAGAAAGGAATCCTACTAATTGGGTGAATAGTCGGACGTCCTCGAAGCCTGATCTTGTGGGGCGAAACGCGTCTTGGAAAGACGGTCTGGGCGCGATCATTGGGTCCACATGTATACTGCTGCCTGCAGTGGAATGTGGATGACCTCAAGGCAGGGCTGGAAGACGCCAAGTATGCTGTGCTTGACGATATACAAGGGAACTTCCAGTTTTTTCCCGCGTATAAGGGTTGGTTGGGGGGACAGGCAACATTCACGGTCACGGACAAATACCGTGGTAAAACCACGGTGCAGTGGGGGAGGCCCACCATCTGGCTGATGAATGACGACCCGGAAGAAGTGGGGCATGTGGATCTCAATTGGTTGCGGGGGAACTGTGACATCATCCACCTCACCGAATCTCTCATTTCTAGCTAGCGCTCATGCCAATAATAAGTCCCCTCGGGGTTGAAAACCAAAGCCTGATTGCCTGCAGCTGCAGGGACTGCATTGTAGACGATGTCGTACACATACAAGTCCCCCATGCCTGGCTTCCCTGTGACAGAAGTGTAGGCACCCCCTCCGTTAGGTGCACCACCGAACTCATCATCGTCGTAGACGATATTCTTGCGCGTGGGGTGCCAAAGGCGGAAGGTGCGGCTCATGCCGCTCTCGTTGCCGGGATTGAGAGTGATCGTCCGGTCATATCTCGGCGTAATACGGGAGGTATCCACCTTGGCCGTAAACTCCGAATTCCAATCCACTCCCTCTTCCCCATCCCAGAGGATCCTCCGCCAAAGTGCATGCTGGTCCAAAGTGGGCTGTGCAATCAGCCGCACCATGTCCACACCATCAGGGTCGGTAGACTTGTCCCAAAACGGTTGGGTCCACGTCGGGTCTCCATCAAACAGGGAATCACCCTTGTAGGTGAAAATTAGCCGACGCCACTTCCACACACCGCCTCCCTGCACATCAATTTGGAGGCGTTCCTTGTAGCCAACAGAAAACGTCGTCTGCCGCTGTCGAGTGGATTCACCCTCAGCGGTGTGGGCCAACTCCCTTGCAGTTGGCATGAACAGGGACGTAAAACCGGTTGTGGTCGTGAGGGGGTTCTGAGAGTACCCACCATCCGCAGTGCGGACAGCAGGCAGCATGTTGTCATGCTTCTTGATCGACGTAATGTTTAGGATGCGTCGGCGGGAATGACGAGTCCGAGCAAATGAGCGAGTTCTTCGACCTCGAGTCGTAGTTGCCTTGCGAAAAGCAGGACGGCGCCTAGTCGTACGCGCGCGGCGACGACGTCTGGTGTAGCGACGCGGCATTCCGGGCAGTGCTCTTGAGTGGCGCTGGTCGACAGGGGGGACGGAGCTGAAAATGCAGGTGGGGGTGTCTCACGGATGAACGAATAGAATGCCTCGTTGGGGTCCATGTGATCCATTTGGTCAAAGTTGTGGGTGATGAAGGAGGGAAAAAAATCGCGCAAAGTGGGGACGCCAAAGGTCTATATATACCCGGCGCCCGCTGGCTCATGGCTCATTGAGAAGAGCAGACAAAGTTAT